ATTGACTGGCGCATCTAACTGAGCTATAGCCAATCCCTGCAAGCTCTGCATGTACCGCAAACCATCCCCCAAGCGCCAGGCCGCCCACGCGCGCAAGCTCGAAGCTCTGCGCCGTGGCCGCGACCGGGCGAACGCCAGCAAGCCCGCGCGGCTGTACCCGCCGACGCTGCCCGATCTTCGGCGCGTGGTGACGGTGACGGACTACGACAGCGGGGAGCCGGTGACGCACACACTGCACCTGTTCAAGACGCGGCGGGTGGACTCGTACCGCATTGAGGCGGATGGCAAGCCGTGGAAGGTCTGCGGCTGGTCTGGCGCGCTTGAGGGGCTGCGGAAAAGCTTTCAGCGCGTGCCGTCGCCGCGTAGGGACTTTTGGGAGTGATGATGAGCGACCTGATAGAGCGGCTGCGCTGCCCAAACGCCAGCGCAGGCGACTTGTGCGACCTGGCCGACGAAGCCGCAGACGCTATCGAGCGCCTGACAGCCGAGCTTGCAGCAGCGCGCGATACTGCGCGGCGGCTTATGGCTGCGGAGCGGGTGCTGACAGCAGAGCGCGATGCAGCCCGAGACGACGGCATGCGTGCAGCGGCAAGCATCCTCGAAGCCGAGCACGATAAGCGCTCGCACATCGACAACCATGCGGCGTACTACGCGCGCAGGATCCGCGAGGCTATTGGGAGATGAGCGGGAGCGGTCAGGGGGCGCTTGACGACTCCGGCACCGCGGTTCGCCACCCATCCACCTTGGCCGCACACTCGCGGTACATTGCCGCCCACTCAACCATGGCGCGCAGCACGGCCGCGCCGGTGCCGTCAGCGGGCGGGGTCAGCGGCGGGCACGGCTGGCGCAGGCTGGCCGGGATCGTCGCCGGCAACGGCGCGGGCGATGAGGCGCAGGCCGTCAGGGCCGAGGCACACAGCAGCGGCAGCAGCCGCCTCGACAGTGATGACACGCTCGACCTCCCGGGTGATGATGAGGCGCTGCCCTGCGATGCGGGCGCGGTCGACCTCGAAACGGCCCGCCGCGCTGTCGGCCGCGCGCTGTGCAAGGCGCTGGCTCTCGGCATCAGCCGCCGCGCGCCGGCCGTCTGCGGCTTCCCAGCGCAGTGACTGCAGCCACCAGGCGCCGCCAAAGCCCGCGGCGCCGGCCAGCAGCGCTGCGGCGGCAAGCGCCCTCACGCTTCGCCTGTCGTCGCGGCAGCCGATCCCTTGGCAAGTTCCACGAACCGCGGCAGCTCACGCCCCGGCGGCCAGCGGTAGGCCAGCACCCGGGCGCGCGGGAAGGCGCGCACGTTGACCGCGTCGCCCTGGTTGCCGCCGAGCACCAGCAGGTTCCCGGCGGCGTCCTCGCCGACGACAAGGCCGACATGCCCGCCGCCCTGGCGCGCGAACACGACGACGCAGCCGTGCGCCGGCCGGTCGAGCGGCTGGCCCCAATCGGCCCAGGCGCGAGCCTGCCACCACTTCGGCACGGGCACGAAGCCGGCTTCACTGACCCACTTCGCCACCGCGCCGCCGCACCACGGCTGGCCGAGTAGCCACTTGGCACCCAGCTTTGCCAGCATGGTGCGAATCCAGGGCGAGTCGTTCGGCCCGAGAGTTTCGCGCTGGCCGATGTCGGCGCGGGCTGCGGCAAGCCAATCCGGCTCGGCTGTCGCGCTCCAGCCGCCATGTATGTTGGGCATCAATGGGCCTTCGGTTGGTCAATGAGCCGACCCGCCAAGATCAGCAGGCCTAGGACAGCTGGCACGCGTTCGGCGGGCATCCCAATGGCGGACAGAATGGAGGTCTGCGTCTCAGTCGGCAGCGATCCCCAGGCCACGGCGACCGCGGCAAACTGCACCGACGCCATGCGCCACGCCCGGCGCCAGTTGGGGATGAGCTTCACTTCGGCGCCCTCTCAATCCAGCGGAACACCTCCAGCATGATGCCGAAAGCAGCGGCGCCACCAGCGATGGCAGCGCACGCGACCATGAACCGGCGAATCAGGGTGCCGGGCTTGAACTGGTGCACCTCGTCGCGGATGGCCTTGATCTCCGCCGCGACTTCAGCCTTGGTCGCTAGCTGCGCCATGGTGGCTTCGATGCGGGTGATGTCGCTTTTTGTCGCCATACCTTGCATCACATTCGCTATGTCTGTCAGTCGTGACTGCACGTTTCCTAGGTGGATGTCCAGTTCCCCGATGGTCTGTGCTGGCCGTCTGTCGCTCATTTTCTCACCCGTGCTTGTCTTTGTTACCTATCAACTTTGATAGGTGAGCCGGTACGCGACAAATGCCGCGAACAGGAGCCCCACGAATCCAACATCCACCCCGGCCCACGCGCTGCACATGGGCTGGCCAGGCTCAATAGGCCACGGCTTGACCATGTACGCCGCCGAGCAAACGGCCGTCTGCCCGTACTCCCACGCCCCGTAAGCGCACGCCAGCCAGACGGCCTTACGGCGCCACGCTGCGGCGATCAGCGCCAGGAACACGAGCGATGCCAGCGCGCCTAGCATCTTGCTTGCCACGCCAGCCATCTCGGGCGGGACTAGGCCCCAGCCGTAGTGCCTAGCAAGCACGGCAGCGACGACGATGCAGGCGACGGCCTTCACAGCGGCTCGATAGGCCCACCGCCACCGCGCAGGGGCTCTTTAGGGCCACCACCGCCACGGAGAGGTTCCTTCGGGCCGCCACCGCCGCGCAGGGGCTCGATTGGGCCGCCACCGCCACGCAAGCGGCTGGCCAGTCGCTCAAGCCAGGACGCGAGGGTTTCACGAATGCGCTTCATGGGGGTCTCCTGGTGGTCAAGTTTGCCGCCATGCTACGAACCGAGGCCGCTAGTCCGCGGCGTACACCCGCGGGTCGTAGTTCACCATCGACAGCGCCCAGGTGCCGTCCCCGTTTGGCCGCGGCTCGGTCACGGTGTAGAGGCCCGCCGCTTCGACCTCGGCGCCCGTCAGGCCCACGGCGAAGGCGTAGCGGCTGCCGACCTGCGATGCCGGCGAGTCGGCCACGTACAGGCCGGCCGGCACGCTTGCCAGCGTAGCCTGATACGGCTCGCCGATCACCGGCGTGCACACGATGGTCGCTCCCAGCAGCAGGCCGTCGGCGCCGGTGAACTGCATGCGCCCGCTGGTCTGGCCCTTGAAGTCGAGCGGCTCGCTCGTGGTGATGACGCTGCCCGCGATGCCGAGCACCTCGCCGGCTTGCAGACCGTCGTCGCCCGCGAAGTCATTCGGGTCAATCCAGCGGACCAGAGAGCCGGGGCCGAGTTGCTGCGCGTCGCCGAGCGCGGTGTCGGTCACGCTGGTGCGCTGGTACAGCAGTTTGCGGGCCTCAAGCTGCGCGCGGTTCGTGGCCTGCGCCGCCGTCGTGCAGGCTGGCAGCGCCACCTTGAGCGGGTTTGCGACGGCGCCGACCACCGGGGCGCCGCTGCTGATGTTGATGCGCACGTAGGCCTTCTTCGACCCGCTGGCCTCGTCGACGTACTCGACCTCGACGCCGTCGAAGCTGCCGGGCAGGTGGAAGGACTCGCTGACCACACTGTCTGCGCCGCCGGCCAGGTTGCGGTAGTCGAGCTGCAGCTCCGGCGTCGTGCGCGCCTGGTCGCGCGTCACGGTCCACTTGAGGCCGTCGCGCCAGAAGAGGCAGCGGGCGTGGTTTGCCATGAGCTGCATGCGTTCCTCCAGGCTGACCGTCGCGTCGTCCAGGCTGCCGTCGAAGCGCAGTAGCGCGTTCGTCTCGCCGAGCGCCGTGTTGATCGCCGCCAGCGCCGCGGTGTCGAGTTCGCTGATCGGCTGGCCGCTGATGGTCCATAGATGGGCCATGGCGCGGGCGAAGTTGCGCGAGGCGCTGACAGTGTCACTTGACAGAGTGCGCACATTGCGCTCCCAAACGCAGTTGAACTTCCGCTCGCGCAGACCTGTTGCCCGCTCCGTGGCGCGAGTCATTACGCGTATGACAGTCACGCCAATTGGGATGTCTTTGATGCCGAAGTACCGCGCCGCGTACAGCTCCTCAAGCGTCGCCACGTCGCTGCCGTCGGCGTTTGGTGTGTCCTGGCGCGTGAACTCTACGCGATAGCGCCCGGCGCCCGCGGCGGGCTCAACCTCCGTCGTGCGGTACTGAGCATCAAAGGTGTCGGCATCGTAAACAATCGTTTGTGTCTCGCGGCTGCCGGCTATCTCAGCGCCGCCGCTGTCGATCTTCCACCACTCGGCCAGAATGCTGACGGAGCCCTTCAGCCCGCGCAGAAAAGTCGTGTTCCAGCGAATGCGCGTTGCGTCGGCGATTGGCAGCGTGAACGGGCCTACTTTGTTAAACGCCGAGACCCCTGCGGGCTGGATGCTCACCGTGAACGGCAGGCTTTGTCCGAGAGCCGAGCTGATGGTGCAGACCAACGTAACGACGCCGGCCGACGTGCTGATGCTGGTGATTGAGCCGGTGCGCGTCACGTTGAAAGTGTCGCCGCCGAAGAAACGCTGGAAGCGGAACAGGCTCACCGTGAGGGGCAGCGGAGCGGCGCGGATTTGGTCCCAGTGCGCGCCGTCCGAGAAAGTCATCGTCACCGTCGTGGTGCCGCTGTAGCTAGTCGGGAATCCGGCCTGCACCAGCTTATAGGCCTGCGCTGCGGTCAGCTCCTGGCCGTTGACATCGTCTGACGCGAACGCCTCGGTCACGCCGGTCAGTCGTGTGGCCTTGCTCTCTGCGTAGCCCGCAGGGATGCCGGGGATCGGCGGCGACAGCGCAGGCGGCGGCGGGATGGGTCCAATGACGCCTGACGGAGGAGGCGGAGAACCCCCAGGCTCGTACAGCGCCCACTCCGCGCCGTCTACGTCGTTGATCGGCGTGTCGGCGAACTTGACCTCGCTGACGACACCCTCACCGCGGCTGACGCAAAGCCACTCGGTGACGAACTTGACGTTGTCGACGTACTCGACCGTCGACGGTTGGATCAAGTCCGGCCACACCCGGCGCCGGCCGTACACATCCGGGATCGCCTGGTAGGCCCGCGCGACGTTGCTCTGCCCGGTGAGCCGATTGTTCGGGCTGTCCGTTGCCGTCGGCGTGTCGGGCAGCTTCGGGATCAGCGCGAACGACGCGACCGCCAGCAGCGCACCGGCGATCAGGGCGATGGTTATCGGGTCCAGGCCCGCCGGCCGGTGCGCCACCACGACCGTGTCGCCGCACTGCGGAGGCGCGTCCAGCCGCGGATCGGTGAGCGGGTCGACGCGCTCGCAGTTGATCACCACCTCGCACTCGGCGCCGCCGCCCGGCATGAGGCGTTCGATCTGGTGCTGCAGCGGGTCGGTGCCGTTCAGCGTGTGCGCCTCGCGGCCGAGCATGCCGGCCGGATCGCGCAGGATGATGAGCGTGGCGGTCATGGGGCGACGGCTTTCGGGGTGGGCGCGTAGAAGCGCAGGTCGGGGTACAGCCGGGCCATCGCCGCCAGCCGCGTGACGCGCGGGCCGCCTGCGCCGCCGGGGCCTGGGCCTTCCGTGTGCAGCAGGTCGCCGCCGGGCAGCAGCACGCCGCAGTGGCGCGGCAGGCCGGCATCCCAGGCCATGAAGCCGCAGGCGCCGGGCGTCGGGCCGCACTCGCGCCAAGCGGCGCCGATCGCTGCGAAGCCTTCGGCCATGCTGCACTCGGGCGGTGCCGGCAGCAGCTCGACGCCGACGACCTCGCGCCAGTAGAGGGCGATCAATCCCCAGCAGTCGGCCTCGTGCCAGCTCGACCGCCAGCGCACGTAGCGCGGGCCGTCGATGCCCATGCAGCGGTCGACGAAGGCGGCCGGCGTCACACGAGCTCCAATCCCGTGAACACCTCGGGCAGGTACACCGGCGCGCGTGCCGTGCGGCGCAGCCGGTCGAGCGTGGCCGTCACCTGCACAGTGCTGCCGTTGAAGCTGACACCACCCTTGTCGTCGGCGTACAGCGTCCATGAGCGCTTCGGCGCGTCGGTATCCTGCAGCCACACGGCATAGGTCACGGTCACCGGCACGCGCGAGCCCGCGGCGCGGATCAGGCGAAGCTGGGTCTTGAAGGTGCGGCCGACCTGCTGGCGCGCGAAGCTGACGACGAGCTTCGGCTGCTCACCGGCGGCAGGCACCGGCGGACGAATTTCCATGGCGACCGGCGTGTAACTCTGGCCGCCTAGCGTGACGGCCGAGAACTGATTGCGCACCAAGCGCACCGGCGCGCTGAAGGCCACGTGGCTGAACACGATGGTCTCGAAGCGGGCTTCTACCGGCTTCGTGGCCCAGAAGGTGCGTTCGGTGATGGGCATGTGGTGCTGCGAGTTGCGGCGCTATGGTCCAACGCTCGGAAACGGCCGACTGGGCGGCGTGAAGCTGTCGATGTAGCGGGCAACGCCGCTTGTGATGCGAGCGGCGCCAACCAAGAAGTTGCCGCTCGATCCATTGCCCCTGCCGATGATTAGGTTTTGCGTAATCGATACCGGAGTGGTTCGCGTGCCCACGCCTTCAAGCGCCCCGCGCGCAAAAACCCTGATTGTCGACCCCTGCACGCTCATGGCGATGTGGGACCAATCATTCAGCGGCAGAACAGTCGTGCCCTGAATGTTGTTCGCGAAGCCGGTCCACCAGAACAGATTCACTAGGCCGGCTGGCGTCAAGCCAAAAAGCCAAGCCGTTGAGTTTGTCTCAGGCGCTGTCTTTCCGAATAGACTCGAATAAGCCCTTGGGTATACCCAGTATTCGATGGTTGTGTCTGCGGCCCACCACTCGAAAAGCGGGCTATCCGGAATAGACACGTATCCGGAGCCGGGAATGTCAATCGCCCCGCCATCAAACCTGTAAATGCTTTCATTTATTTCGGCGCCGCCGAATGGTGTGACGGGGGTGGCCCTTGGTGAGGAATCCACAAACGCCTGCCCGCTGAGCAGCAGCGAGACGTTTGCGAAAAATGGATCAACTTCTGGCGGAGGCGGCGGCGCTGGCACAATCACAGGGCCGTCTCCCGTTCGCGACACGATGTTTGCTCGGTAGCGCCACAGGGCGCCATCGCGCGAGCGGTCAAGCAGGCCGCCAGGAAGGAAGTTCCCGGTGATCGCAAGCAACCCGGTTTCGGTGCGCAGCGGAATTACGAACTGAAGCGCGCCGCCGAGCAGGTCGTTTTCAACCCAGTTACGGAGGATCAGCGCTTGGGTAGCGGTCAGCAGCCACTCAACCTGAAAGATTGTTGGCGTGTCCGTCCCGGTGCGCTCAAAGTAGGGCGCCCCTTGACGCGGGTTGGCGGCGCTGAAGGCTGCGCCTTTGCTGACGCGCTTTGACGCCAGCACGGTCGGCAGGTTGGGAGGATAGGGAACTGGCACGGAATCAGTCCTCTACGCCACGACGCCGCGACCGTTGCGCGACACGATGGCCGCCGAGTACCTCCAGAGAGTGCCGATCCGCTGCTTGTCCAGCAGCCCGTCGGGCAGGAAGTTCCCGGTGACTACGCGCGCGCCGTCCTCTGTGCGCAGCGGGATCGTGAATTCGAGGGTGCCACGCTGAAGCGTGCCATCCACCCACTCCACAAGCGCAGCCGCTTGAAACTCCAGCAGCAGCCACTCGACCTCGAAGATGGTCGGGGTGTCCGTGCCCGTGGGCTCGACGTATGGCGTGCCGCGGCGCGGCTGCACCATGCTGAACGGCGCAACCTTGCTCACGCGCTTGGTGGCCAGCACAGTCGGCAGGTTGCTGGGGTAAGCAATGGGCACGGCTAGAACCTCCCTCGGACGCTGCTGCTGCTGGTGAGCGCGCCCCACACCGGGCCGCTGTTCTCGCGAAACTCCCCGGCGATCTCGGCCTTGGCGCGGCCGACGGCCACGTCGATGATTCGCGCCTCGTTGTTCACGGTCGCGGTCGTGCCGGGCGGGGCGTTGTTGATGTTGATGACCCAGCCGCCGGAGCCGCCGCCCACCTCGTCAGCCGGGATCACCTGGCCGCCCTGCGTCGGCAGCATGTATTGCTTGCCGCCCGAGCCGACGAACATCTCGGGGGCGCCGGTCTCGTTGACGCGGTACATGCTGCCGGCCGACACGGGGCCGCCAAACTGGCGACCGCCGCCGTAGTTCGTGCCCTGCATCGTCGAGATGATGCTGCCCGTGGCTGCAGCGACGCTGGCCATCGCGCCGATGTTCGCCGGGTACGGCAGCGCGGCGGCATTGGCGATGCCCTGCTGTATCTTGAGGATGGCGTCGGCGATGGCGAAGGCCTTCGAAGCGACGAACATCGCCTTGTAGATGCCGCTCTGCTCGCCCGCGAACTGCTTCGACAGGTCGGCCAGGCTGCCGAACAGGCTGCCGTAGGCGTTCAGCGCCTGCGACTGCAGGGAGAGGCGCTTCTGTTCTTGGCTGGCCAGAATCTCGGTGATGCGTGTCGCGGTGTCTTGTTCGAGCGCGACCTTGGCGGCTGCGTACAGGGCCAGGTTCCCCTGGTCGCGCTCGTACGCCTGCTGAAGAAGCTGGCTCTTGGTCTCAAGCTCGAGCTGCAGCCGCGCGATGGGGTCGTCGCCAGCGATCAGGCCGGCGGCGAACTCGCGGCCCTGCGCGCGCTGACGCTCGGTCTGCTCTGCGATCTGCGCCTCTTTGGACGCGCGCTCGTCGGCGATGCGAATGCGGTCGCTCTCGATCTGCGCGAGCTTCGCCTCGGCGGCGATCTGCTGCCGAATCTGCTCGAGCACGTCGTCGGCTGCCGCCTTCGTGCCCGGTGCCTTCTTGCTGCCCGGCGGTGGCGGCGGTGGCGGCGCGGCGGCAGGCGCCGACCCGACCAGGGCGGGGATGATGTCGTCGCCTCGGCCGCCGCCGCGCAGTTTCTCCAGGGCAAGCCGCGTGCGCAGCGCCGCGTCTTCCAGAGCCTTCACCCTGGCCTCGGCCTCGGCGATCTCTTCAGGGCTGCCAACACCGCCGTAAGTGCCCATCCGCAGATTGGTCGGCGCGCGGCGCGCGGCAGGCAGTGCCTTTTCGATCTCGGCGAGCTGCTCCTTCAGGTCGCGCTCGGCCGCGCCGGAACTCTTCCGCGTAGCCGCCGCGATGCGCTCGGCCGACTGCTCCGTGATCTCAGCCGCCGTGCGCGCGCTGTCGGAGAGCTTGTCCCAGTTCAGGGCCAGCGTGGCGATGAGGCCGACCGCGATGCCGATGGGGCCGCCGACCGCGGCCAGGGCCGCTGTGAACACGCGGGCGGCCACCGTAGCGGCGCCGGCTGCCGCAGCCTTTGCGTACAGCGCGCCGGTGTACGCCACCAGTGCGGCGACACCGCGGCCCAGCATGAGTGCCGCCACGACCTGCAGCGCAGAGCCGAGCGCGGTGATCGCCGGGGCGCCATCGATGAAGGCCTGCGCGATGGCTGTGATGGCCTTGGCGCCGGCCTCGGCCGCGGGCTTGATCTCGTCGCCCAGCTTGATGGCCGCCAGCTCAAGGGCGTTGTTCATCTTCCGCACGGAAGCGTCGAACGTCGCCGTGTTGATTGATGCCTGCTCATACGCGGTCTGCGTGCCGGTGAGCTGGGCCGTCAGTTCGCGCACCTTGTCGGCGCTGCCGAGCAGGGCCTGCGCGGCGTTGACGTTCTCCAGGCCAAACAGCTTCGTCAGTTCGGTGCTGCTCAGGTTCTGGCGGTCAAGGTTTGCGAGTGCGCTGGCAAGGCCGTTGATGCTCGGTTTGAGCTTCTTGTCTGCCTCGTTCTCCAACTTCAGGATGACGTTGCGCAGCGCCGTGCCGGCCTCGCCGCCCTTGATGCCGCCTGCGGCCAGCGCCTGCAGGGCCGCGTTCGTTTCCTCGAATGACACGCGCGCCGCCGCCGCGCTGACCGCGCTGTTCTTGAGCGCGATGGCGGTGTCGCTGATTTCCGAGGCGCCGAACTTGGCGCCGGCGGCTAGGACGTTGACGAAGCGCGCGGCCTGATCGGCGCCCACCCCGAACTGGTTCAGGGCCAGCGTCACGGCCTCTGCCGCCGCGGGCAGTGCCATGCCGGACGCATCGGCCAGCGCGATGGCCTCCTTCGTCACGGCCGCCAGCGCGCCGCTCGTTTCGAGTAGCTCCGGCTTTGCCGACGCGATCAGCTTCATCGCTTCGACGACCTGGCCGGCGCTGGCCGTCGTGGTGCTGCCCAGCAGCTTTGCCTCGGCCGTCAGCTGCTGCAGGCTTTCGCCGGTAGCGCCCGTGATTGCCGACAGGTCAGCGACGGCCTTCTCGAACTGCCGCGCCGCGTTGATGCTGCCGCGCACGACGGCCTCGATGCTGAGCGCCGCCACGAGAGATGCGACGGCGCTGGCGACGTGGGTGAATGCACCCTCAAGGCGGCCGACAGCGCGTTCGGCGTCTCGCGCTTGCGAGATCAGCCTGCCGGTTTCTAGATCGGCCTCGTAGTAGACCGACCCGACTTTGAAGCCTTCAGCCACCGCGCCGCTCCTTCAGCCGCTTCATCGCCGCCTCGTACTCGGCCCGGGTGGGCACGTTCTTGCCCTTTGCGCCTTCCTGCGGCGGGAACTTGACGGCCATGAGCTGCTGCAGCTCGGTCATGGACAGCGCCGCCGCCTCGTCGTGCGTCATGCCCAGGTGCACGCGGCCGAGGGCAATGAACTGCGAGGCGTCGAAGCGGCTGCTGTAACTGCCTCCGTTGCTGGCCGCGGCCGGGTCAGGCTTGCCGCAGACGCCGTGCTGCATGAGGTGCCGGGCAAGGATGATTTGCTCGGCGGCCGGCATCGCGCCGTCGTGTTCGCCGCGCTCATCGCGCCAGCCGATCAAATCGCTAGCGTCGTCCTGGTCACACAGCCAAGCCAAAACCTCGCCAGCCACACGCTCGGCACGCGGGCCGTGCAGCGCCGCGTACACCTCGACGACGCCCTCCGGCGTGCCCAGCTCAGCGATGCGGCCAATGCTGGGCGTGAAGGTCCACTCGCGCCCGTCAGGCAGCTGCGCGCGGACGAAGCCGTGCTCGACCAGCATGCCCGGGGCGCAGGCCGGTCAGATGTTGAACAGCTGCACGACGCACAAGGCCGCGCCGGTCAGCGTCACCACGCCCTGGCAGTAGCTGCTGATGGTCGACAGCCGCACGGCGCGCGACAGGCCCGCGCCGACGATGATGTCGTAGCCACCCGCAACGCTGACGTTGCCCAGGCCCGGGACGGCCACGGTCGTGCCGGCGTCGCCGTCGATCTTGAGCGTGAGCGAGCCGCCGGTCGGGTTGCGGATGACCAGCAGCTGCACGCGGCCCGGCGTGAAGGTGATCGTGTCGCTGGCGGTGAGCACAGTCAGCGGCGCGGCGAAGTCCGCATTGACGTTGGCTTCGATGCTTGCGATGGCGGGCATGGTTCAGGCTCCTGAAGTGGTGCGGCGGTCAGGCCGGGGTGAAGGTGACGGCGCCGTTCGATTGCGCGCTCGTGCTCCAGGTGACAACGTCGTCGAAAGGCGACGCGCTCTCCCAGGCGCTGAAGATGAACGGGCCGACGGTCACGCCGTCCGGTGCGGTCTGGCGAATCCAGGCTTTCGGCTGGTTGCCCGTGCCGGCGCCCGGGTTGTAGATGTGCGCCTTCAGCTCGGCCTGGTTGTGCACGGCCTCGGTGTAGGCCACGCCGTCGCCCGAGAACTCGACCTGCTTGAAGGTCACGAGGTTTTGGCGCGTGTACTGCGCGCTCTTGTCGCCGGTGGCGTCGACCACGTCCCAGTTCACGTTCATGCCCTTGCCCCGCATCATCCCGAGGGTCTTGAAGACCAGGGAGCCGAGAACGGCGTTTTCGTCGCCGATGGCGAACTCGATCAGTACGTCGCGGCCGGTGTAGGCGGGCATGGTCTCTCTCCTCTGCGGTCAGACAGGTGCGGTTTCGGTGATCGCCGCGATGGCGACCGAAGACAGGGGCCGCCCTTCGGCGGTGGTGGTGAAGCTGGGCTCGCCCGGGGCCAGGAACACCAGGCCGTCGGCGGGCTGGCGCATGCGCTGGATGACTGCTTCGACAAGCGCCGCGGTTTGCGTGGCGTCGCCGTTCGGCAGGCCCATGAGGTCGAGCGTGAAAAGGGGGCGGCGCACGAGGTCGCCACTGCCGCCGCCGGCCGGGCGGATCACCGCGTAGCGCTTCTGTGCATCCGGTGCGCCGGCCACGCGGCCGAACGACAGCACGACGCCGGGCAACACCGGGCGGATGACATCGGCGATGCGCTCGGCGATGGCCGTCACAGCCGCATCCCCCGGCGCAGGGCCTGCTCAACCAGCGGCTTCGCTTGCTCTGCGCCCTTGCGCAGGAACTCGGGCTCACCGGACGGGCCCCAGACGACGCCCTTGCCGCTAGGGCGGGGCGTGTTCGTGCCCAGCAGCGTGCCGGGCGCCTCGTGCACCGCGGCGGCGTACTCGGCGGTGTAGCCGATGCGGCCAGTCACGCGCGTGCCCTGCTGCTGAACGTCGCGGTACTGCGAGTTGATGAGGTTCGAGGTCTCGCGCGGCGTCATGCCCGCGGCCTCGCTGCCGATCGGGATCAACATCGTCAGCACCGTGCTCTGCGCGCGGGCCTGCGTCGCCGTCAGAAACTGCGGCATGCGGTTGACCACGCGAACACGGTTGCGATCCATGCCCGGCATGCTAGGAAGGCCCACCGCGCGGGCCGCGCGCCGTCAGGTGGCGACGCGGAAGTCCGGCGCGCCTTCGGCCTTAAAGGTGTCGGCCCACGAGGCCACTGCCCGCACCTCCTGGGCGCCGGCCGCAAACGGGTCGGCCAGCTCAGACACGCCCACCAGCACCATGTCGCCCTGCTTGATGTCGGGCAGTGAGGTGTAGATCAGCAGCCGCGACACGAACTCGTCGCCGCTGGCGCTGGCCATGCGGCGCGACTCTGCGGAGTGGTCGCACAGAAACTGCCCGGCGAGCGTGTATGTCGTCTGGCCGCTCCACTCGGCCGTGTCCGCCAGGCGCCAGAGCGTGGCGGTCTGGCGATATGACCAGCTGGATGCGGTGGTCGGCTGTGCGAGGTAGACGGCCGGCATGCTGCTTCAGGCGCCGGCTCGGCTGCCGAAGAACTCGGCCGTCACGTCGCGGCCGAAGGCGGGGCTCATGGTGATAGCGGCCAGTTGCGCCGGGCCGAAGGTCTGCGGGCTGCGCAGGAACGGCGTGGCCACCCATTCGCTGCAGAAGTAGCGCCGGCCCGCCTGGCGCGTGGGCAGCACGGTGGCCATGGCGCCCAGAAGGTCATAAGGCCAGCCCTCGGTTTCGTCGAGCAGGGCCAGCGCGCGCACCACGTCCCACTGCGGCACATCAGCGATGAGCCAGTGCCCCGGCTTGAGCGACACGCGCTTGGCTCGCACGCCGCCGTCGCGCAGGCTGCTGCTGGCGATGGTGACGGTGCCGTCGTCGTGCTCTTGCAGGATCGACTCGACGTGCGTCACCCGGCGGAAGTCACCCCGCTGCACGGCGCGCACGGCGGCCCAGCCCAGGCGGACATGCAGGCTATCGCCGCGGTGGGCGCCGATGTAGTGGGCGACGAGCATGGTCAGGGCAGCGGCTGCAGCGGGTCGGTCTCGCCGTCGAGCAGGAGCTGACCCCGCCGGCAGATGGCGGTGATGCCCATCAGCATCTGCTGCACAGTCGTCGAGCCCGGGATCTGCGCGCCCGTGGCCGGGTTGACGTACCCGACCGGCTGCGTCGGCGCAGGCAACGGCAGCATCCGCACCTCGGGCCGGCCGTCGAGCAGCCGCACGGCGCCGCCTGCATCGACGATGGCGGTGCGCTCCTCGTAGGTCACGGTCGATGTGCCGTCCTCGTGGTGATCGATGACGATCCTGCAAACCCGCGGGTAAGGCAGCCCCGAGGTCGTGTTGTAATTGCGCGGCATGGTGTTCTCCTGGTTCAATGGGCGGTGAAGCACCGGAAACTGGCTCTTATGGTTCCGGCGCGATGTCCTTACACGGTCCGAGACAGCATGACCTTGACTTGGCCTGCGGCCACCGCCGTGGCGTCGGTGTCTGCCACGCCGCCGGTAATGGCGATGCCCAAGCCCAATGCAAAGCGGTAACCGTTGAAGCCTGGCGTGATCTCGACCGCCCCAGGAACGCCGGCCACTGCTGCAGGAACGGTGATAACCATTGCAGGAACATCGGACGCGAGAACCGGCGCGGTCGCTTTGTTGTACAGCTTCACAAATGCCGGAGTTGCGCCGATGTTTGTGGCGTAGAAAGCCTGCAGGCCACTGGAGCCCGTCAAAATCAAGGCGATGTTGGTAGATGCGAGACTGTTCAGGATGTAGGGCGTGGCCGGGGCAAGCGGCGTACCGGCGCTGGTGACAGCGGAGACGGTCGAAACGGTCGTGACGCCAGTGACGGAGGCAATCGTGCCCCCTTGCGGGACAACAGGAACCGCGCCGGCCATGTCGCCGGCCGGGCGAGACAGCAGCTCAACACGCTCGCGCTGGAACTCGAACACCCGCACGAACGACACCCGAATGTCGGTGCGCTTGATGATCGCGCCGCCGCAGTTGGTGCTGGCGAAGTCCGCCGGAAGGGTGCGCTGACCCGGGAACGGCAAAACCAACGTCAGGAAAGTCGTGGCCTGGTTGGCGATCTTCCACGGGCCATCCATGCCGAGCGAAGTGCCTGTCAGGTCTGCCCGCATGCCGACCACGTTAACGAGGTCGCCGATAGAGCCAGCGGCCCATGTCGTGTTTCCGGTGATGACGAGTTGCCGCGTGCCGTCTGCCAGCGTGGACAAAACCGCAGACTGCGCAACCACCGCGCTGGCGCCCAGCGCAGACATCAGGTTACCACCCTGCACCTTGGCGACGTATCCGCCATAGCTGGTTGAGATAACGGCCGTACCGATGACAATCGTGAACGACGTAGCATCAATGACAGACGCAACGCCCGTAGCTACCAGAAGGTTGGCGAAGTTGGTCTGATCGCGGATGCCGTAGACGACAACCGGATCACCAACAATAAACCCGTGCGGAACGTCGGTTGTAATCGTCGCGGTGGCGCTGGGGGTGGCTTTAACCGCTGAAACGATCTGCGCGGCAGGGACAGTCAGTGCCTTGTTGTTCGTGGCCCGAAAGCGCAGGCGGTAGTCATTAAGCGGGTCCGGGCAGACCTGCACGCGCAGCAACCGGTTGATCGACTGCGCAACAGTGTCGATGACTGTATCGGAACACTGGACGCGATCCGACTGGATGTTGTAGCGGTACTCCGTCGAAGGGGAGAAGCTGTACGTGTACGGCGTGTTGGGGGCAATTTGAGTCGAGGCCGTCGTCGCAATCGTGACGGAGTGGTTTCCCGCGACGGTTCCCGACGGAAGCACGTCGCCAGATTCGCTGCGGACGTAAAACGACGAGTTCGTAACGGTCGGGTTCTCGAAGATTTGCGAAACGCCGTTTTGCGCGCGGCCAAGTCGCTCTCGGAAATAGACAAACCCCTTCTCGCCGGATGGGTTCGCAATCGTCTGCGATGCGATAGTGCCACCAGGCCCCGCAGTTACTGTGAACTGGGTCGGCGACGTAACAGTGGCGACAACCAAAGACGGATAGTTCGCTAACTCGTTTGCGCACCCAAAGATGCCGATAGATCGGCCAGCGTACAGGCCGTGCGGTGCAACGGTGTCAACCGTCAACACCGACAGCGCTTGAGTGATCGACGCGATGGCAATGTCGGGCACATCGGGAAGCGACGGCAGCGTATCGACAAACTCGACCGCCATCTCCTGGCCGAGCGTGCGCTGTGACATCGACAGGCCGATCGACGCCTCAATCGGCATCTTGACGGTGTCAAGCGACGTGACGACCGTCTCTGTTCCGGCCTGCAGCGGGTCTTTGCTGATGACGAGGTACGAAGCGGCTGCTGCGTTGCCGTCCACGAACACCAGGTCGCCGCTGCCGCGCGACTCGACCCAGCGGCCACCGTTCACGGGGTCATAGGTCTCGAACGCATCGCGTAACGTGGCGACGTTGCCGGCGCCCATGAGCGTCATGGAAACGCCGTCATAGCTGTACGGCCCGCGGCCGGTCGTGCGGTCATACCAGCCGGCGCCGGTGAATTCAAACCCTTGCGGAATCGTCATGGTCGGGTGTCCTGTTTGGTGATGTCTGGCAGGGTCAGCCGCGGCGCCTGGTGCTGGTGTGCGCTGTCACGCGGGCGGCGCCCTAGACCACGAGGAGAAGCGTCGAATTGGCCGGGTCGGCCCCGACAAGCGCGGCCGTGATGCCGGCTGTGTCCAGGCCGGACAGGCTGCGCCGCAGTGCCGTGATGGCGTTGTCGGCGTTCTTAAAGCTGCGCGAGGCCCCCGATGGGGCGCCCTGCGACTGGATGCGGCGCGCGCTGTCGGCGCCGGCAACGATGGCCACGGCCATGGCCTGAATGCGCACGATGGTCGCGGCGCTGTAGCCCGCGGTCACCATGGCCGGCTCAAGCGCGGCCACGTCGTCGACTGCGGCGTGAACGACGAAGCTCGGCACCGTGATGCCGAGGGCTTCGTCGAGGTAGGCCGTCGCCTGCGCGAGCGTGAGCATGGCGGGCGACGGCGGTGCGCGGGCTCAGCCGGCGGCGGCCTTGGCCTTCTTGCCGGCGGGGTTCACCACGGGCTCACCCTCGGGCGCCTTGACGGACTCGACGGTTAGCTCAGCCGGGGCGACTGCGACCGGCCACGACGACACCGCCTCGGCATCGTCGGCAGCCGGCGTGCACTTGCCCGCAGCCCAGGCCGGGATGGCGTCCAGGCCCGGGAAGTCGACCACGTGGCCCGGCACCGTGCCAGCGGGCCACGGCGCTTTTAGGTGGGTGACGGTGACCTTCACGATCAGCTGGCCGTCAGGTGCGCGAACGGGGCGCGGCCGTCGAAGTCCGTGCGGAACTGCGGCGCCACGACGGCCATCACGTCGAAGACGTAGTCGTCCTCGGGGTTCTGGCGCACCTTCGGGCGGGTCGTCATCGGCATGGCCGACAGGATCGAGCCCCAATTGCCATCGGCCAGGCCGGCGATGCCGAGGATGTTGTCGGCAGGCACGCGACCGCAGGGGATGATGTCGGCGATCTGCTCGATCTCGCGCAGGCGGGCCAGGATGGTCTTCGGGTAGCCCGCGGCGAACTCGTTGATCGAGGCGTACACCCAATCGCTGTAGTTCAGGAACACGGTGATGCGGCCGAAGGCGTTGTCGCCCACGCACGCGTCGACCAGCTGGCGGAAGGCCGTCAGCCAGTTGGCACCGGTGGCCGTGCTGTTCAGGTCGAAGCCGTGGGTCGCGGTGTTGCGCTGCGGGTGGTTGCGCAGGCCGAAGACCTGCGAGCCGCCGACAACGGTGCTGGCGTCGCCGTTCAGCACCATGTCTTCAAGCTTCTCGGCCACCTTGCGCTGGTGGTTGGCGATGGTCTCGACATCGAGGCCGACGCCGCCCTTGCGCACGACGGCCATCTGGCGCCAGCCCATGCGGGCCGCCGACGAGATGACCGGCACGGGGGTGCCGACGTACTTCACCTGCGCTTGGTCAGCAATCTGGCCGTTGCGGCCGTCCATGGAGACGGTGACCGCGCCGCTGTCGCTGATCTGCGGGAAGTAGCTGATCAGGTCGCCGACGCCCATCGGCGTGGTGTTCGCGCGGGCCAGCGTGTTGAAGACGGCCAGCACGTCGCGCTGGATCTGCACGGCCCTGGTGTCGATGCGGCGCCAGGCGTCGATGTCGACGCCCGAGGCGTTGCCAGCGAACTGCATGTCGGCGACGTGGTTCGCGGCCATGGCCACCTGGCGCTGGTTGAAACCGGCGCGCGCCGCGTTGATGGCGGCGATCTGTTCTTCGGTGTAGCGAAGCATGGTCTGTTCTCCCGTCAGGCCTTGGCGTAGGAAATGGCGATCTCGACCTCGATCAGGTCGCCGGCAGCGCGTGCGCCGGCCTCCCGGGCGAAGGCGATCACACGGTTGGTCGACGCGGCGGCCACAGCCCGGCCGGCGGCGCCCACGGTCAGCTCCTGACCGTAGGTGTAGGTCGCGGCGGCCACGGCCACCAAGTAGCGCTGACCCGGCTCCAGGATGTAGGCGACGCCCGTGTCGCCCGAGGCATACGCGGTCTTCAGCGGGTCGGTCGCGTCGAGCTGGGCCGTGCTGTAGAAGTCACGGTCGGCCAGCAGGCGCAGGAACGTCGTGCCCGGCGCGGTGGCTTGCGCAAACTGCGTCGCGCTCTCGGTGACGAACGTGCACGGCAGCAGCGCAGCCGCGCAGACGCGGGCGTCGGTCGTGACGGGCTGGCGGCCGTTCGGGCCTTTGTAGACGGTGCGGCTCATGAGCGCTTCTCCTTCGTTCGGTTCAGCGCTTGCCGGCGCCGTCGGCGGCGTCGATCAGCGCGTTGAAGTCATAGCTGGCGAACTCGGCGCCGGCCGTGGTGGTCGCGGCGGCACTGCCCGGCAGCACCGGCGCAGCGGTCGTGCCGTTGGCCTTCAGCTCCTTGCAGCGCTTCAGGCCCATGGCCTTGAAGTCGTCGGCGGTCAGGCCCTTGGCATTGGCGGCCAGCTCGGCGGCCAGCGTTGCCAGTTCGGCGGTTTCGGCCTGCTGCGCGTTGGCTTGCAGGGTCTGCAGCTGCGCGTTCGCGGCGGCCAGTTGCGCCTTCATCGGCGCCTCGGCGGAGGTGCGAACGTGCGCGTTGTAAGCGTCGACGAGCGCCTGATCGGTCAGCCCTTCGGTCGAGATGCCCGCGGCTCGCAGGGCGTTGACGATCATGTCCTTCATTGAATCCCTCTGCAGGTTGTTGACGGGCTCGTACTCGCGCTTCTCGCGCACCTCTTGAGCAGTCCCAGAAAATGCTACGGACGACCCATCCGAAGCCACGGTGTAGTCCTGGCGGTACATGCGGCCGTCACGGTCGGACCAGACGGCGTAGCGGGCGAAGACCTCGCGCACCCAGCCGCCTTCGGGAAGGGCCTTGTAGAGGCCCTCGCGGATCTGATCGAGGCTGAGTTCGTCCTCGTTGCCGAGCAGCTTGCGCAGCAGGCTCTCAGCCCATCCGGCGAAGCCCTCGCAGCGGCGGTCCAACGCTTCGTTGACGGTGACGGCTTCGACTTGTTCAGCCTCGCCGGCCGCGTTCAGGAACATGCCGACGCCCTGCTCTGGCGTGCCGGCGCCGCTCTCGTTCAGCAGGAAGGCCGAGTGGTCGTAGGTGATCTCGGTGGCGATGCGCTGGTACTTCTTGCCCAGGCTCTCGCCGTTTGCGGTGATCGCCTTGCAGAACAGGCCG